CATACCACGATGCTCTACTTGAGACACCTTTCAGCAAATCTGTCGTTGGATTTCCAGCAACATTTGTTAATTCCAACAGTAAGTTTGGCGCATCCCACTTAACAACTGTCGCTCTAAATGTGGCAGTTTCAAGTGATGCGCCCTGGAAAACAATTTCATCTTCAACAAAGTTTGTAGAAGAACCGTTAACGTTCATCTTTACTGTCTGAGAGAAAACAGTATTCGATGTTACCGTGTTTGTTGACAATAAGTATGGATCTTGAATAAGAGCAATTTGTCTGAAATCGTTTGTTGTTGGAAGCTTATCTCCTTCACTTCCCTTAATTCTAACGTTGATCATAACATTTGATGCGCCAAGTTCCGTTTCTGGATTTGACCCATGTCCTCCTGGCGGACTGATAATTGGTCTAAGCACTGCGCCCGAACCTACGCCTGCCGTGACTGTAGCTGTAGCATAAGTGTAATCACGACCAACATCATCTACAACGATGGCCGAAATCGTATTTGTTGACACGTTTATTGTCGCATAAGCATTTGCTGTCGATGTACCATCGCCCGTAATTGCGATAGAAATTGCATTGGCGTTAGAATAGTTCGATCCGCCGTTAGTAACTTTTATGTAATTTAGTGCGCCATGAACTGCACCCTGTTGAACGTCCCATTGAAGAGTGTTATCATCTAGAGTAAGTTTTCTAACAGGAATATAATCTGCTGTGGTAAAGCGCAATCTATCTGATGCTGACACAGTATACATGTATTTCCAAATGTATCCATCTTCTGTCTGGAAAGTATCATTTACTTGAACAGATGTTGGCTTTGTTGTGGATGGCGCCCCGTAGTTATTTGCGATACACTTGTAAACATTCCAATCCGAAGTTAGAACATAGAACTTGACATTTGCTGCAAAAAGTAGAAGAGAACATGTGCAATGATCATAAGCAGGATAAACAGTGTTTGCTGACCAGTCATATCTAGGGGCAACAAGTCTAACGTCATTACCAGTAATTCTCTTGCCGCCTATCATGTTATTCCATACTTCATAGAAGCTGGTCACTGATGAGTTTGCTTGAGTAGGAGAAGCATCGTTTGACCATGCTAGTGGTCTTCCATAAGTCAAATACAACTTGGTATTTGCTTCTTCAGAAACAGATTCAACAAATTGCTTTGCGGAGAAAACTGAGATATTTTTAGAGATTACCGATACCATATTTAATTCCAAATGTTTTGTTGATTATTTATGTCGCATAATAGATGAGAGCATTACCATTAGCATCTATATTATTCTCGTAGGTAATGAAGAACGTTCCTGCATTGGCACCATTTACTGTGTAATATCCAGTGTTTATAGCATTGCTGTAAATGTTGCCAGAGGTAAATTCGATGTAAACAGCATCGTTCTTGCTCAATCCGTGTGATGATATGTTTATGCGAACATTTGTTGATGCCACAGTAGACACATAATTTCCATATGCATATGAGTAACTTGTGTTATAAGTCGCAGGATGATTGCTGACAATGGTATCTCCAGCAACATCCGTATCTTCAAATAGATATTCGCCAAGCAACTTCATGCCTGCTGGATGTAGAAGATCAAGAAGGGCTTTACGATATTCTCTTAGCGATGCATCAAGTCTCACAACATAAGAATAGTTTTGATAATAGTCTCTATCTTGCAAGAAGTTAAAGCTTGAAAGATGTCCATCATCATTTATGTAACGACCAGCATAGAAGTAAACGCCTGTGAGAATGTTTGAGCTTGCCTGTGCTGTGCCATCACCAAGTGCTTTTAGATTAATTGTTGGAGGAGTTTCATAACCTGATCCACCATTCAACAGTGTCAGCTTAAGAATTGTACCAATCGTATCTGTGGTCGCTCTTAATGATTCGCCGTCACCAAGAACCGCAGTAACAACGATATTGGCACCATTTCCTGTAGTAGAGAGAACGTTTGCTGTCGGTAAAATTTCTTGAGAGTATCCTGATCCACCAATAATATGTCCAGGCATTTGCTCAAACTTAACTGTGGTAATCTTACCGTTCGCATGAGTTGCAGTTACGTTACCTACAGCACCAGAACCTGTACCCACAAGTTCGCCAACTCTTCTGTTGATAAACTCAATCTTGTTTCCTACTGCATAACCTAAACCGCCGTCAACAATTTCCATTCGGCCAAGAATGCCTAAAGCCTGAACGCGAGTATTTGCAATGATATTAAGTGTAGGAGATGTTCTGTAGTTTCTTCCTTTAATGGCAACTATGGCAGATTCAAATGGTCCAGTGTTGGCATATGTCCAATAGTCAACCGAATTTGCGATAGTTGTATTTGCGTTAGCGGAAGTCATGTTTGCATAAGAAGCAGCATTCAAGAAAACATTTGCCACTGAACCGATTGTCGTAAGCACAAGATTATAGCTGTTTGGATGATACTGTTGTGTTGATGTGACAACTGTAAGAACATTTGCCTCAGCACCTACACCGCTGCCGCCAGTAACAAGTATTCTGTCTCCTGCTCTGAATCCTGCGCCTGAACTGCCTCTAACACCAGCTCTTAGAACAATAGTATTAATGCCGCCGATAGTAACAGAATCGATACGAATTACACCACCAGAACCTGTGTTGCTTTCAATGGGAACCAGATCGCCTTCCACATAATCTCTACCGCCGCTAAGAAGCTTTACGTTGGTAATAATACCTGAGTAGATGTTGGCTCTTAGTAGCTTAGTTTGTCCCTCTTCTTCAAATGTAACTTTGACTGATTCTGCGAAGCTGAAGTTTCTTTTTTGATTTGTAATTTCAAGTTCATTTACCAAGAAACCTTTTTCGATGTAAGTCTCTCTTCTTTCTACAACTGCGGTTGCTCCAGATTCTTCACCAATAAGAGTTTTGTTAACAAACTTGTCCAAAACTTCTACGTTTGAGTTTGATACGTTGTTTACTGTGAAGTCTTTGATCTTCAGAGTTTTCTTTACGTACCACTTACCATCAGAGGCACGAAGAATATCTTTTTTTGGATAGTAGAAGTCGGCTTCTTTCTGAGAGTTGAGTAAAATGCCGAGCAAAAATCGAGTTGCTTTTTCTGTACCTTTAGAGCGATAAAGGTCTTTAACATTCTTCAAAAGAAGATTTCTGTCTACAACGGCATTTCTTGGAATAATTGATAGGAAATGTTTGTTTAGAAGTCTTGAGAAGTCATTAAGTGTCTTGTCAACATCTCTATAGTCTAGCGCATTCTTTAGAAAGTCTATAGGTTTTCCATTTTGTTCCAAGTACTCATAGTATGCTTCAAGAAAGCGCACAAAATTTTCGTGATCATTCCTAACAAAATGAGGTAGTTGAGACGCTACAATGTTTGATATTCTATTATTCGTTGTCATTCATTACGACTCTGCGATAACGTCTATGATTATAGATGATACGTCATTTGTGTCTAGGGTCAATATCTTGTTTCTTGAAGGATAAATGATTTCATCTTCTGCTGGCACATCTATAGTTAGCGTATCCAGTTCGTAAATGTCGTTTTCTAGAACAGAAATTACAAAGATGTTTCTTAGCGTAACAATACCTGATGTATAGTCAATTCTTCCAACATTGCTGTTAACGATAACCTTTTCACCGTTTGTCTTGTTATAATATGTGCGTAGAGTGCCAAATCTAGACTGTGTTAAGGCAATCGCTCTGCCGCCACCGCCTCCTCCGCCACTAATGTCAACAGTGGCTGTTGTATAGTTTGAGCCTCTGTTTGTTATATTTATTTTCTTTATTCTACCATTTACAATCTCTGCAACGGCTGTAGCACCTGTACCATCACCTGCAATTCTAACTCTAGGAATAGAAGTATAATCTTGTCCTGAGTCTCTTACTGAAATTGCATCAATGCCTGTGAATGATTCTGGAACTTCTTCAATAAAGACAGTTCTCGGTACACCCGATGAGTCATTCACTGTTATACGTGGGAAAGAAACAAGCTTGTTTACGAAGTCGCCCTTCTTTAATGGGAATCCGTATCTCAAAACATAATTCTTTGTTATGCCTGTTTCGATCAACTGTCTCTTTTGAACATAAACTTCCAAGTCAGAAGCCGTAATTGATGGATCAGCGTTGTCTATGTAATATTGTAGACGAGACTTTCTGAAAATAGAACCGAAGTTGTTTAGATCGTCCTGCGAATAATCTTCAATTGCAGCGACAACTAATGATCTGATCTGATTGGCTCTGAGATTTGTTAGTGTTGGATTGTACGTAACCTTGCCTCTAACTTTAATGTAAACAAATTCAGGATCAACAATCTCAGGAGTAATTGTCAGAACATTGCGATTGCGAATAAGTGTTTCTTTAATTGATTCCTTTTCAATCTCAGACAGCGAATAGTTTTCCTTTGTCTTGAGAGATATGAAAATCTTACCATAAACGACAGGATCATTTTCCTCGCCACCCCAGATTGAAACAGAATCAATGTTCTGATAATCCTTAAGCAATAAAGATTCATAGTCTTTCTTTGTTACTGCACGATTCTGTGTTGTATAATGATAAGGCGCTCTAAATCTGATTTGCTCAATTGATTCTCTTTCGGATCCACCAAATGAACTGTTTGCTGTAGCTATGATGATGTTTGAACGATAACCATCGACTGCCTGAGCAAAGTCAAATTCAGATATCTTGTTTGCCTTTTCGCCTTCAGACTCTAGATAAGTGATCGTAATGATGTTGCCGTTGTCTGGCTTTCTACCCAATACGTTATCGCCAAATGTCATGACATAGTTTTCGCCCTCTTCTTCAAGGAAGTACACAGGCGATGTGTTTTTGATTTCTGTGATATCATCTGCTGGATTGTAAACAATAGCTGAAGCGTTTGTAGAAGACTGCTGCACAGTTACCGTGATGGTATCGGTATCTACGTTTGCTGATGGAATAGTAAATCGTCTTTTGGTATTACCTGCGTCCATAACATACTGTCTGGTAATAACATCGCCCTGACGAATATGAACATTGTTGAAAAGAAAATGTCCACTTGTTTTTGCCGCAGAGTTTGAATATATCGTGACAAAAGGATAGTTTACACCATCAATATCTCTACCAAGCAATCTTGTATACTTATTGAGTGTAATGATATTCTTAACTTGATCTTCTGTACTAGCAGGTGTAATTTTGATGTCTAGAACGGCCTGAGAACCTTTGCGTCCTTCAGGCACATAATTTGTTAGCTTTGCATGAGAAAGAATAGAACTACGCAACTGAGCAGTATCAAGAAACATTTCGTTGCCGATCATGTTTGCATAGTAGCTCATATAGTGAGTATTATAAGCCAAAACGTCCAACAGAATGGACATACCAGCGCCATCAAAATCAAAGTCTTGGAATTGTTTTTGAGACCTTAAAAAATTCTTTAGATTGTTTTTGATGCCGTCAAAGTCTAGTTCTGTGACTCTAAGTGCTGTATTTGCTAGTGGTGCCATTTTTATCTAATTCTTTCCAAGAAAAGTCCTGCGACGATTGGCTCATTTGAGTTCAATATCTTATAATATAGAGTAACGTCAAAACCGTTGTTGTCATAATCAAAGTTGGCTTTAACATCCAATAACTGCACTCTCGGTTCAAAATTGTCTATGACTTCACGAATAGCCAGCTTAAGGTTATTCATGGTCATCGGAGTCATGTTCTCAAACAGTAGCGCAGAAACACCAGAACCAAGATAAGATTGAAACGGTCTTTCATAAAAGTTAGTTAAAATAAGATTGCGAACTGATCGCTGAATAGCATCATCGCCCTTTCTGATAACCACATCTTTTGTGGTTTCATGAGGAACAAAATCTAGATCCAGATCGGAATAGTCGTTTTCTCTTGTTTTAAATGCCATCTGTTATTTATTATCCTTTTTTATGCGTGATAGACGCATCGTCAGCTTCTGGAACATCG